GATATGTTAATATCTCCATCTACAACTGAATTTATTAGTTCGGTATGTAATACTTAAAGTTTTTTTTACTATAAATATTAGATAGAGAATATGGTATTTGATAAAAAACAATATCAAAGAGAATATTATCAAAAAAATAAAGAATATCGCAAAAGACCACAATTTATAAAAACAAAAAGAATAGGAAATTGGAAAACACAAGGTTTAATAGGTGATTATGAAGCAATATATCAAAGATATCTTAATACTACTAATTGTGATTTATGTAATATACAATTATGTGAAGGCCGTAAAGGTAGTAATAGAAAATGTATGGATCATAACCACCAAAACGGACAATTTAGAAATATAGTTTGTAATACTTGTAATCAAAATAAAAGAGATAATAAAATAAGAACAGATAATAAAAGTGGGTATAAAAATATATCTTTTGATAAACGTGATAAAGTTTGGGTTTATAGAAAACAATTCAAAGGTAAAGATATTTATATAAGTAGCAAAGATAAAATAAAAATATTATGTATTAAGTTTGCTGGAATACTATTATATAAATATTAATTTGGAATATGCTGAATAATTTTGCTGTAATTTCTTACCTCATTAAAATTGTCACTCCATCCGTCTTTTTGTGTTATATGAATTGGTGTTATGCAATACCATCTATCTTTTTGTTGTAATATATCATGATACTCATCTATATTATATTTTCCATTATTTGGATCTTTTAATTTTAATTCAATTCCTTCTCTAAGGTTCTTTAAGTATGTATCATAATAATGAGATTTAACAACATAAGCATGATTACAAGATGCTTTAACTACTCGTGATAAATCTTTTTCTACTTTAACTGGCGGTACATAATTCCAACAACCTAAATATAAAACATCAAAATCATATTTAATAAATTTGTTAAACTTTTCAATTAGTTTTTGTTTTCCTTCAATCTTAATATCATCTTCAAATATTATAACATAATCCCAATCATTCTCTTTGGCTTTTTCAATACAACCAATATGAGATAAAGCACATCCAACTAATGGAATATTATTCGATATAGCATTAAATCGATTTGGTTTTTTAATTCCTAATTTTTTAAGTTCAACAATAGTTTCTAAATTTCTTTCGGGTCTTTTTTCAAGGTTAATGTAAAAGTGTTTGTTCATTTATATTATTTAAAATATAAAAAAAAAATATATAATATACTTATATAATGGATAAACCTCCACCGAAAGTATTTAAAGTAAAAGACCCCGACCCCGATGACCGATATGCTGATATACATAGCCACCTACCCCAACCTCCATCACTCTTATTGATTGTTGGTAGTGTTAAACAAGGTAAAAGTAATTTATTAGTTAATTTATTATGTAATCCCCAAATGTATAAAGATAAGTTTGATATTGTAAAAATTATTAGTAATACTTTGAATGCTGACCCCAAAGGTAAATTAATGAATAAATATTTTGATTGCGAAGATCATTATACTGATGAGATGATAACGGATTTAATAGAATCTCAAAAAAAATATGAAGATTTTGAAAGACCAACAGTAGCATTAGTTTTAGATGATATTTTAACAAAAGATTTTAAAAAAACAAATGCAGTATCATTTTTAGCAACAAGATTTAGACATTATGGAATTGGATTATTAGCATTCACAACTCAAAGTTTCCGTGCTGTTAGTGGTTTAATTCGCAACAATAGTAGTGATGTAATTATTATGAAACAGCAGAACCAAAAAGAGTTAGAAAAAATAAATGAAGAATATGGAGATATGTTTCCCAATATATTTATGGATTTATATAAGAAAGCAATAGAAGACGCACCATATAGTTTTCTCTACCTTGACCTCCAAACTAACCCCGCCACGGCATATATTAGATTTGAGACAAAGATTGCTGAAGGACAAAATAAATTATTTTAATTTTATAAAAATAAAAAACTATATTATAATATAAAAATGGAACTTTATGGAGGTACTGCTTCAATCGCACAAGCAAATGCTTTAACACAACAAGCACAGCAATTAAACCAAGCAAATGCTGATTTTAATACAACATTAGCAGAACAATTAGACGAAGCAAATAGAGAACAAGACCAAGATAGAACTGCTAAATTACAAAAAAATCTATTAAGTGGTGGAACAAGTGGTGGTAAATTAGCAATTATTGCTAAAAGAGGTGGTATTAAAAGAGCGGGTTATTTAGTTGGTGGTTATACTGAAGCACCTTTAACAAGAGCAGAAGTATTATCAAAAGAAGTTGGTGCTGAACGCGCCCCATTAACTAATCCTCCTCGTGCTGGTGAAGCAGTAGCACAAAGACCAGTAGGAACAGTTGAAACTTATACTGGTGAAGGTAGATTAGCAGAACAAGAAGCAGCAAGAGCAAGTGAAGTTGCTGGAAGCACGGGTTTAAAAACAACAGCACAAGTCGTAGAAGAGGTTTCGGGTAAAGCAGCACAATTAGGTAAAGTTGGAGTTGCGGGTTTAGGTGGTGCTATAGATGTGTACCAAGATGTAGGAAGGTTGGTTTCGGGTAAAGTTGGTTGGGATGCTTTTGGTTCTAATACTGGATCTCGTATTGGTAATATAGCAAATATAGTAGGAAGTGGTTTAGAATTAGCGGGCGTTGCTTCGGGTGGTGTAACGCCTTGGGCATTAGCATTAGAAGGTGTTGGTGCTGCTGTTGGATTAGTTGGTAGTATTACGGAGGGAATTGGCGAAGAAGTATCGGGAGCAAAAAGTAAATTACAAGAACAAATGGATATTTTGAGCGAACAAAGAGGTCAAATATCAGCACAGCAAATAACCCAAGCTGTTTCGCGAACACAATAATTTTTATTTTTTTTTAATTTATTTTTTAAGAATTATTTTATATATTATATTATAAAATGAGTTCTTATTGGAGAAATGATGATAAAATCAAGATTTCACAAACACAAGTTTCTATTCCTTCTACCAACGGGCAGTCCTATTCGGGAACTGCGGGGCAGAATGGTCGCCGAGTAGATTTTGAAATTCCGCCAACTGTTAAGTTTATGGATGGTAAAAATAGCTATTTACAGTTTGATGTTAAACTTGCGATTCCATCGGGTGATACACCAACCCGCCTTCAACTTGATCCATTCATCGGGGGTCAGTCAGTTATTAAAAATATTCGCATCTATTCGGGAAATCGCGCCGTTCTCCTTGAAGAAATAACTGAATATAACGCAAAAGTTCAAATTCAGTATTCTTATGATGCTGATGATAGTTTAAGAAAGATGAGAGCATTAAAAGAAGGATGTTTAATGAATAATGTTGAAAATCGCGGAACACTTGGTACATCCGTATCTAATTTAATTGATACACACACCAATCCATATTACAAACCCGTATCGGCTGTTCCCGCTGCTCGTGATTGGGGGACTGCTGAAGATTTCTTAACTGCTAAACTTTCTCTTCCATTACACACGGGTCTATTTGCTGATGGAGGTGATAAGATCTTTCCCGTTCTTATGACAAATGGTTTATTTATTGAAATTGACCTTGAAGACCCAGCAAGATTTATTAAACAGTTAGATAGTGTCAATCGTAATCGCCGAACTAAACAAAATCCAGTATTTCATGGTGTAGATGCTGCTGGAACGGCACTTAATATCAGCAACGGACAAAATAGAACCGACATATTTTTAGGAAAACAAAATAATATGGTTAGTGTTGATAATTGTCCTTTTGTCAAGGGTGAGCGTATTGGTATATGTAAAGATGATGACCCTCACGCAGTAGAATGTAACTTATGGACGACTGCTGCTGGTGCGGCAGCATATCCTAAAATTACTGATATAACACTTGATGGTGGATATGTTAAATTAACAGTAGAAGAATTCCAAAACAATAATGGAGGAACTGGAACAGCAGCAACTTCAAATGATTATATTGTATTTTCTGCGGCATGTGATACAAAGAGAGTTCAAGTTGCCGATGGTACTACACAAATTTTAGCAAAGAAAACTTCATACCCCGCAACATGTACATTTTCAAATATGGAAATTGTTTGTCAGCAAGTAGGAGTAGATCCCCGATATGAAGCGGGAATGATGCAGAAGATGAGAGAAGGTGGTTCAATAGAAATTGATATTCCAAGTGTTACCAACTACAAACATTCACTATTAGCATCCAATCGTAATGCGACAGTTAATCTCGCAGTTTCTAATACAAGGGTAAAATCATGTATTATTATGCCGAGTGATGCGAAGGTTTATGATACTGCTGATTTAATTGGTGGTCTAAACACTACATATAGTGAGGAGGAAACAACCGACATGGATATTGCTCTTCATTCTATCCGCTCGGGACAAGTTGGTATTATTGACCGCCTTACCTCGTATCAGTTTCAAATAGACGACAAACTTGTACCAAGTCGTCCAATTGTTGTATCAAAGATTAATAAGGGTGTATCAATAGCAGCACAGCCTCTTATTGAATTAGAAAAAGCATTAAATCAAGCGGGTATTGTTCCAAGATCTTTTGTAGATTACAATAGAAACTTTCTAATTGGTCGAGCCTATGCTCTTAATGATGGGGTTGCAAATCTTAATAATAAGACCAATCAGTTACAACTCTTATATAATGAAAGAACTGCTGGAGGTGTTGATTTACCAAGTTCTCACAACAAACTCTTATACTCATTCATGTTCCACCTTCGTAGAATATCGATTCGCGGTGATTCAGTAACCGTTACTCTCTAAATAAATATTTTCTATGTATTTTTTTTAAATTTTTAATTTTAATTTATTTTATATACTATAATATAAAATGAGTGTTGCTAAAAAATATCTTTCCATTCAACCAAATAATGTTCCCGCAAGTGGTAAGGTTTCTCACGCAAGAGGTAATCCCGTATTAACTGTTACACTTGGTCGTCAAGATGCTATGCTTGATTTATCTACTCTTCGTCTTGCTGGTAAGTTAAATATATGGCGTGATGCTGCGGGTACTCTGCCGCCGACTGATGCTGCTGCTGTTGAACTCATGGCGTCTCACAAACTCGGTATTTATGGTGTCATAGATCAGTTGGTTTTCCGTCATGCTGAAACTAAACAAGTCATCGAACACATTAGACATTATGGTCGTTTTATGTCTTCATATCTTCCAGTTATGGCTGGTATGCAAGATGTCACGGGACATTTAACGGAAACTGCATTAATCTATCCTAACTATCAAGCATTCCGTGATAGTGTTGTTCGTGGTTCAACGGATGCTGATGTCCGCGGTAAAGAGTTTTGTATTCCACTCCCAAGTGGTTTAACCCTTGGTGCTTCTATGTTACCATTATCTAAAGTTCCTCTTGAATTGGAAATCCACCTTGCTCCCGATAGTCAGTTTTTTTATTCAAGTGATGGAACCACCACAAATATTGCGAATTGCTTTTATGAATTAAGTGGACTTGAAGTTGCTTGTGAAGTCAGTTATGGTATGGATGCTCCCGATACTGGTATGTTGGCTTTTAATTCTATTACTTCATATTTCTCAACTCTTGAAAGCACGAATAGTATTATCAACTTTAATCTTGGATTATCAAAGGTTCTTGGATGTTTTGTAAATTTTGTTCCATCTAATTTTGTGAATAATTTAGGACAAGATGGATTCCTTACTTATATGCCTTCTAAATCTTCTACTGCGGGTGGAGGAGCATTAGCAAATGTTGAAACTATATCTTTCCTTCGTAATGGCGAACGCTTCCCAAGTGCTTTTGAAGTTGAAAGTGTTCGTAGTTCAACAAATTTGACAACTGTTGTAGACCCTCAAATTATCAAGGGTTTCTTATCGTCAATTATTCCCGAAAAACATCACACAAGAACTACTGCGTCTCCTCTTACTGCGAATCGCAACTTTACTGTTCGTCAAAATGGTACAAATGGTTATAGATATATGCCCGATACTGGTGCTGTTTATGGTGTTGGTGTCCTCTATGATATGCTTGATAGTGAGGGCGTGGATTTCACAAACTCGCAGTTCTCTATTCAAATGACAACTGGATTAGACGATGGAAACCCTATTTCCGCATATCTATTTATTAAATCAAAGGTTGTTGTTGCGTGGAGTTCTACTCAAGGAGTTCAAGTTGTAAGTTAGATAAATTAAATTATTTTCTATTAATTATATTTTTTAATTTTTATTTTTTTAAAGTTTTTATATATTATAATATATAAAATGGCTGATAATCAAATGGACGATTCAGTTTCTGCTGACCGCATACCGGATCTAATAAAAATTGGCGCTATACCTTCTTCTTACGGACAAATGCTTCATACGGATGTGATTGACCCCGTAACATTCTCGCAAAATAGAGTTCGATTTACTCTTCAGCGTGTCGCTGGTTTTTTACATTCTAATTCAAAGATTACACTTGCTGTAACTCCTTTAACTACAACTTCGGCATATTACCCTCTTAATATTGGTATTTCTAATTTAGTTCAGTCGGCACAACTTTTGATTGGTAATAAGATGGTATGCTCTGTTGATGATTATTGGGCTTTCCACCAGTATCAGTCCCTATTTGTTTCAAATGAGGACAATAAGGAGAGAGAGCAGTATTTGTCGCAGAGGTGTATATCTCACCAGCCCGTATATGATGATAGAACTGCTGATACAACTGACAAACCACCTAACTCTGCTAAAAAGGTTGGATTAGATGTTGGACGCAATCCAGTAGTTCCCGCTGCGGGTGGTGCTGGTGCTTTTGAACTTTTACCATGGATGCACCACGACGGAACATCCGCACAGTCAATCGCAGATGCCCCAGTATATTCGGTTTATTTAAGTGACCTTTTCCCATTCCTTAAAACCAATCAACTCCCTATGTTTATGTTGAATGAAGAAGTCCACATAGATATTACTTTTACTCCCGCTACTGAAAGCCTTGCTGCTGCTGGTCTATCCCGCCGTATGTGTATTAATGCTACGGATGGTGGAACTCCCGCAAATACCCAAGTTGAATATTTGATTAATCAAGATGAAGTAAAACTTATTTATGATAGTATTACCTATGATGGTGAAATAATGCAGAAATACGCACAGCAAAATCCAAAATTAACTTTCCAGTATTTCGATTACCGACTTGCGAAGAGGACGGGTGACCAAGCAGCATTCACCGACCTTACATTCCCAATTGGTGGTAATGGTCGTCTTGTTTCCAAAGTATTTTTTGGATTAGGTAGAAACTCTAATTTCACACCCGTATCTCTATTAAATGGTGTTGCTACAAAGGATGTACCGCACGGACAAACACTCGCAATTAATCTATTATATAATGATTTGTATGAGTTTAATGTTGATAGAAGCAATCCCGCTTTACTATTCCATACTACTCAACATGCGGAGGGTAAAGTTCCTATGGTTGTTAGAGACGAATACCAGTCATCCGCAGTTCCAGTACTGACTACTGAAACCTTTGAAGGACACGAGCAGTCGGGAGGTATTGTTGGTCTTGGTGGTAATATGAGATGGACTGCAATTCAACCTAATAAGGGACAGCGTGTCAACAATAAGGGTATGGATCTTGTTTATAAGGCAGCGGGATTACCCGCCCAAACATACACGCTTCGTGTGTATCTTGAACTTGTAAAGATTGCAACAATTGAAGGAGGACAGTTTAATTGTTATTTCGCGTAAATTTAATTAAAAATATTTTCTAAAGTAGATATATAAGATGTTGTATTATTGGGCGATTTTTAAAGATTGTTTAAAGAAAGAGAAAAAAGAAAAAATAGAAGATAAATTAAATGATGAACTAATATCACTCGTCAATAATCTATTGAGAACACAAAGAGAAATATTAAAATATGTTGATTTACAAGAAGAAGAAATAAAGAAAATAAAAAGATATGATTTTAGATTTAATTGATTTACAAAATATAGAATGTGAAAAAAATGTCTGGGATAGAGTTGCAAAAAAAAAGTAGTTGAGAGGGAGGTGTTGAGACAAATATTTTTTGACAATTACCCCAGACATTTTTTTAATATTTTTAGAATAAACCCGTTTCTTATTTTTTTTCGTTATTTTATTTTAAAAATAATCTATTATTATATTATAAATATGACAATAGAAAGTAAAAATCCAATTGAGGAAATACAAAAATCACGACCCAAAATAAAAACAAATACAGTTAAACAATATGTGATTAACCTTAATAAATTAAAAAAATTATTCGATACTAACAATTATGATTTCTTAAAAGATCCCGATGAAGTTATGAAAAAAATAAGTGAATTACATTATTTATCTCAAAGAAATATGTTGAATGCGATTATAGTACTTTTAATGGCTTTGAATCATGACGAAAAATATGATGAGTTACTTGAAAAATATGGAAAGTTAAGAGATGATATGAATGATAAATATAAAGAAGAACAAAAGAGTGGTGTTATAAGTGATAAACAAAGTAAGAACTTTGCAACAACGGAAGAAGTATTTGAGATGATAAATAAAATGGGGGAAGATTTAAAACCAATCAAAAAGAAAACCAAAGATGATATTACAAAAAAAGAAATGCAATTACTTCAAGCATATACTTTATTTAATATATATGCGAGAATGCCTTTTAGAAATGATGTTGCTGGTATGATGGCTATTAATCAAGCAGCATATAATAAATTAAGTGATACTGAAAAGAAAGAAAATAATTATTTAGTTGTACCAGCAAAGGGACAAATATATTTTGTATTAAATAAGTACAAAACCTCAAAAAAATATGAAGAATTGGATTTACCAATTGAAGATCCAAATTTAAGAAAGATATTAAGATATTATTTGAAGATGAATGGAATGGGAGTTTTATTTAAAACCTCAACTGGTAAACCATTAACAAGAATAGAATTAAGTAAGACCTTATTAAAGTATAGTCAAGCATATATGGGAAAATCGATTTCGACAACCCTTTTAAGAAAAATATATTTGAGTGGTAAATATTCCAAAGTTAAAGATGAGATGGAAGCGGATGCGAAAATGATGGGTAATAGTGTAGCAGTCCAGCAATCGGTATATGTTAAGAAACCTAAAAAGGAACAAGATGATGAATAATTATCTACTATCTCTTTCTTTTCTTGCTTGTTCTTTTTGTGCCTTTTTGAACTCGGCAGTAAATTCACCTTTCAATCCTCTTTCAGCGATATCCTTTAATTGATTTTTAAATTTTCCTAATACATCTTCTAATTCATTATATATATCATCATCAAGTTCAATATCTTTTTCATCTGCATCTTCTTCAAGTTTTTCAACTGCTTCATCAAACTCATTCTGCATTTTCTTTAATAATGCTTTTACATCTTTATATTCATTTTCTCTTAGTAGTTTATTATACTTAGTGTATAATGTATTTATAAATGTTCTTAATCCTTTAAAAGGTTTTTCTTTTTCTCTTTGTATTTTAGATTCTTCTTGTTTTTGTTTTTTCTTTTCTTGTTTTTCTTCTTCAGTCATTTTTTTTCTTTCAACTTTTTCTGGTATATCAATATCAATTACTTTATCAATATCATAAGCAACAATTTTATCAATAAGTTTAGATTTAGTTTCATTCGAAGTTCTTAATGGTTTTTTAAGTGATTTCCCAACTTCCATTTGATTAAATTGATTTATAGCATCTACAAGTAATCCAACCTTTTTAACTCTTTTTAAATTAGTTATTCTACTTTCAATATCTTCAAGTTTTTTGCGATTAGCAAGTTTTTCTTCTTTTGTTTTTTTAGGTTTAGTAGTATCTACTTTACCAACATTTCTCGGCGCATTTGTATCTATTCTTTGTCCCTTTGGTTTAGCACCAATTTTTACAAAATCTTTTGCTTTTGGTATTGGTGGGGCTGCTTTTCTTGCTGGTCTTACTTCATCTTCTTTTTTAGATTGTTGTTTCGGTGGCGGTCCAACCTTAACACTTTTAGAAGGTTTAGATACGGGAGGAGGTTTAGGTATAACAGTTTTAAGAAATGCTTTTTGTCCTTCTTTCTTTTGTTTTGCTTGTTGTTTCTTTTTCTTTTCTTCTTCAGTTAAGGGTTTAGTTTTTGTAATTTCTTTTGCTTTTTCTAAAGTAATTGTTTTCTTTGTCTGCATTTCAACTTTTGGAACTAAGGCTTGTTTTTCATGATTAACTTCATAACCATTCTTCGCAACAATATTAATTATATCTTCTCTTGAAGCACCCTTTGGGATTTTAATAGATACTAAAACATTATGTGCTTTTATAAGTTTGCGTATTTCGGCAGTTGTCAATTCTCCTTTCATAGAACCAGTTTTGTAAGGCATCGTTTAAGTATATATTATAAAAAAAAAATAATATATAATATATAAAAAATGTTAGTAGATAAATCACATTCAAAACGAGATATTGTCAATTTGTTTAAGAAGCACGGAGTTATTATAGATGAAGAACTTACAAAAAGTGACATAGTGAATAATATAGATTTTTATATCAAAGATTTTAAGTATGATGATTATATAAAAAATTGTACTGAATTAAAAGAGTATTTAAAGAATGTATCACCAAAACAAAGACCAAATACAAATTTAAAAAACGAGATAATGTTTAAGGCGAAAAAGATTATTAAGTGGGGAAAGAATGATTATATATTCGATGGAGCAACATATATGGAAAATGAAGAACCATATAATGATGTATTGTTTATTTGTAGGTGGGGTGATCTACCAAGTGTGAGGAGAGCATGTATATTTTATAATAGAAGCCCTTGTTGTAAAAATCATGTAAATCCAATAATAACTAAAGAAGTTCAAGATGAATTAAACAATAATAAGATTATTAAACAACAAATAATCTATAAATTAAAAGTACGAAGAGCAACAAAAGAAAATCCAATATTAGTAACTTTTGATTAAAATTGTCTGGGGTAAATGCGAAAAAAAAAACTACTTGGAGGGTGTGTGCTGAGACAAATTATTTTTGAGATTTATCTCAGACATTTTTCATTTGTTCGTTTTCTCCAAAAAAAAATATATAATATAGTATAATAATGGATTATAAAAAACAAAGAAAAGATTTAAGTTATGGATTCAAAAGTGAAAATGAAATACATTCTATATTAGAAGAACATTTTGGAACTTTGTTTAAGTCAAAGTTAAATCCCGAAATGGGAAAATATTATGAGTTTGATAAATATAATGAAGAATATTTTATTGAGATTAAAAGTAGAAGAATACAACATGACAAATACCCAACATTATTTTTTGGAGAAAATAAATTAATTAAGGGTGATGAGATTTTAAAGAAGTGTCCTCATTTAAGAGTATTTTATTTGTGGAGATGTCAAGACGGGATATATGGCTGGGAACATAGAAGTAGTGAATATACTATTTGTAAAAGGGGAAGAAATGATAGAGGTATAGATGAGTATGATGATTGTATAGATATATTACAAAAATATATCAAACCTTTAGAAGAATTACTTTAAAAAAAATATTAAGTATAATATAATGATAAAATATATTCAAGGGGATATTCATAATGTTATAAAAACATTAGAAGACAATAGTATAGATTTTATATATACTGATCCACCATTCAACGGACAAACAAAAGCAAAGTGGGATAGTACTTTAAGATGGGATGAATTGTTTAGAGAGATGTGGAGAATTTTAAAACCTAATGGAATTATAGCATTACATTCAGCAATACCTTTTAGTTATGAATTATTAAAGTATGAAAAACCAAAATATAATTATAATTGGTTAAAGAATAATAGCACGGGATTTTTAACAGCAAAATATCAACCATTAAGAATAATGGAGGAAATATTTATTTATTATAAAAAAAGAGGAACATATAATCCACAAATGGTAGGGAATGAATTTCACCCTAAAAGAAATGTTAAGTACGGAGGACAAAATGCATATTGGGGAGAACAAGGAGTAACTAAAGATAATGTAATACTTAAAGAAGAAGGACACAAAGGAAGACATCCTACAACATTATTAGAATATCCTATAAGAAAAGGAAAAGGTAATGGTATTACAAGATGTGATGAAATGATAGATTACTTTATTAAAACTTATAGTAATGAAGATGATACTGTATTAGATATGACATGTCATAATACAATAGTTGGAGAAAGATGTAAGTTATTAAAAAGAAATTATATAGGAGTAGATATTGAAGAAATAAAATCTAATATATAATATAATGAATATTGATTATCGATATTTAACAATAGGAATTTTAGTTTTTGAGTATGGGTGTTATAAGTTAGGACAATTTTATCAAAAGGAAATTAAATAAACTTTTTTTTACCAATCATATTAGGCATAATTAAATATCCATTAGTTTCATCATTATCAATTATTTTTAATTTCATTAAACCAAATAAAGAAGATAAAAAAAATTCATGATCGCTTCTTCTTATAGGTTGTTTATTTAATTTTCTATTATAAATCATATTACAAAAATAAGTTAAAGTATATATGATTTGTTTTATATTTTTATTTTGTTTCATACTTTCAAGTATTAAGTACTCACCTTGATATTTGTATCTTTCAAAAGTTTTCTTTTTAGTTAATGCAAAAGAACTAACAAGCAAACCTTTATAAATTAAATTTAAAGATCCATCACAACCATTATATATTGTCATTTTGTCTATATAATAGTATAGATATTAATATTTTAAGTATTAATAAT